TGATAACAATGGAATGGGATCTAGAAGAAGTTCTCGCTGAGAACACTAAAAAATTAAGTGGTCGTTATCCAGAAGGATTCGATGTTGATAAATCTGAAAATAGAAAGGACTAATGGATCTAAAGAAATTTATAAAGGAGTCAGGAAATGAATACGCTTCAATCGTTGAAGAAGGTGTTGCGGCTGGTGATGTTCATAGTTACATTGATACCGGCTCTTACTTGTTTAACGCTTTATTATCTGGTAGTCTTAGTGGTGGACTACCTTCAAACAAAATTACAGCTCTTGCTGGGGAGAGTGCCACAGGAAAAACCTACTTTGCACTAGGAATGGTCAAACAATTCTTGGATGCAAATCCAGATGCGGGAGTACTATACTTTGAGTCTGAGTCTGCAATACCTAGAGAACTTATAGAGTCTAGAGGGATTGACCCTAAGAGAATGGTAATACTTCCAGTAGTAACTATACAGGAATTTAGGACACAGGCAATAAAAATACTAGATGCATATCTAGAACAAGAAGAACACAAACCTATGATGATAGTTTTGGATTCTCTTGGAAATTTATCTACTACAAAAGAATTGGAAGATACAGCTGCAGGAGCAGAGACAAGAGATATGACCAGATCACAAATCATTAAGGCTTGTTTTCGTGTATTGACCCTCAAATTAGGTCGTGCAAATGTTCCTCTAATCGTCACTAATCACACATATGATGTGATAGGTGCATATATGCCCACTAAGGAAATGGGTGGTGGTTCTGGCCTAAAATATGCAGCTAGTTCTATCATTTATTTGTCTAAAAAGAAAGACAAGGATGGTACTGAGGTGGTTGGAAATATTATCCATTGTAAGAACCAAAAATCCAGACTGACAGTAGAAAATAAAATGATAGATGTTCGATTAGGTTATCAGTCAGGTATAGATAGACATTATGGACTTCTAGAGTTTGGAGAGAAACATGGAGTATTTAAAAGGTCTGGTAATCGTTATGAGATCGATGGTAAACAGTTATATGGAAAATCCATTTATGCTGAACCAGAGAAATATTTTGATAAAGATATTATGAAACAATTAGAAGAAGCTGCAAAGAAGGAATTTTTATATGGAGAGGTGGATAAAGACATACCCGAAGATATTCAGTAAACAGGAATGTTCTGGTTTTGTTGAATATTTTAATTTACAGGAATATAATAATAATTTAACACATACTGATTTAAAAGATCATCGACATTTTGATGAAATCAACTTGAATCATTTTCCAAAAGAAACTCACGATACACAATTAGCAATATATGAAAGATTTAAATATGTCTTGCACCGATATAAAGAAGAAACGAGGTTACACGAGCATTCCTGGCCGGAGAAATTCAAATTCGAGGAAATTAGAATTAAGCGTTATAGAATGGGTAGAGGTAATTTCTTGGAGCACGTTGATGTTGGGAGTCTTGACTCTGCAATGCGTTACCTTGTACTTTTTTTATACCTTAATGATGTAGAAGAAGGTGGGGAAACAGAATTTCCAGATTTGGACTTGACTATTACCCCTGAGTGTGGTACAATGCTATTGTTTCCTTCAACGTGGACATATCTGCATCGTGGAAACACACCAATCAGTAACGACAAATATATTTTAGGGAGTTATTTACATTATGTCTGAATACACACCAGTAGAAACAGTCAAACATTCTATGGTAGTGCGAGAGGGTGATGAGTCTAAACTCAACGCCATTCGTATTGAAGAAGGTAAATTTAAAGGTTTAGTTTATCTTTACGAGGATGTTATGATGGGGGAAGAAACTAAAAGTGGGGGAATGAACCTTCATTTTACATTGAGGCCTGCCCAATGGAAAAATAATAATCATTTGAAACATGAACAGGAATTTCACGAAATAGCAGGAGATATTCTTGTTTCATGTCTTGAAAAAGGTTTATCTGAAAAGGAGGAATTTGAAATTATCTACAGAGACAATGATTCTGAGTCACTTGATGACCAACGAAACATTCACAAGGAAAGTATTACCCTTTCTGAAGATTAAATATTTTGAAGGAAAGGAACACCAAGTAGTATTTGATGAAATAGAAAAATTTGTAGATAAATATAGTGAACTACCTACAAAAGAAGCTATTGTTATACAGATTGATAAAAGAAATGATTTAAACGAGGAGTTATATAAAACAACTCAAACCCTAGTGAATGGATTATCACATGAGGAAACAGATCAAAAATGGCTCGTTGACACAACTGAACAATACTGTAAAGACAGAGCTCTCCACTTGGCAGTACTTGATGGAATTAATATTATTGGGGGGAATGATAAAGACAGGAATACTACTGCTCTTCCTGACATCTTATCTGATGCTCTTTCTGTTAGTTTCGATATGTCTATTGGTCATGATTATATTGATAACTCCGCCGATCGTTTTGCGTTTTATCATACAAAAGAAGAACGTATTCCCTTTGACTTAAAATATTTTAACACCATAACAAATGGTGGACTTCCCAATAAAACATTAAATATTATAATGTCAGGTACAGGAGTAGGTAAGACCCTATTCATGTGTCATCATGCAGCTAATGTTCTTATAAATGGATATGATGTTCTTTATATTACAATGGAGATGGCTGAGGAAAGGATTGCAGAACGTATAGATGCAAACTTGATGGATATGACCATTGATGAATTACATGAACTTCCAGAAACATTATTTGACAGCTCAGTAGATAAGATTAGAAAGAAAACTCAAGGTAAACTGATAATCAAGGAATATCCTACTGCATCTGCTCACTCTGGACACTTCAAATCTTTAATCAAGGAATTAAAGATTAAAAGACAATTCTCACCTAAAATTATTTTCATAGACTACTTAAACATTTGTGCATCTTCCAGATTCAGAACTGGGGCAAATGTCGGTTCTTACTTTTATATTAAAGCTATTGCAGAGGAATTGCGAGGTTTTGCTGTTGAAGAAGATGTTCCAATAGTTTCTGCAACTCAGGTGAATAGAACTGGATTTACTGCTTCAGATTTTGGTCTGGAAGATACTAGTGAGAGTTTTGGATTACCAGCAACTGCTGATTTTATGTTTGCACTTATACAAACTGAGGAATTAGAGGAACTTAACCAAGTTCTGGTAAAACAGCTCAAGAATAGATATAATGATCCTACTAAAAATAAGAAATTTATTCTAGGTATTGACAGACCTAAAATGAAATTATATGATGTAGAACAACAAGCACAAGCAGATTTGGTCGATTCTGGCCAAGACATACCAACTCAACAAGTAAATACAGAGGATTGGAAGTTCTAATCTTATAAATACTATTTGAGAGGGTTTCAACTAGGAGAAGATTCTTTGAACCTTCTAGCTCTGATACTCTCTTTTTTTATATTAACATGGGAATTTGAAACATCTTACCTTATTTGTCTATAATTCCCCCAATTTTATCAAAAAAATGAAATCATTTAAACAATTTTCTAATCTACAAGAATCAGATACACAAAAAGCTTATGATATGGAACACGTTATTGTTTCTGCAGCTGGGGGAGAACCTTTTATTTCTCAACGAATTCCTAATTCAGAAAAAATTGGTGAAAAAATTATTTCTGATTTAAAATTAACAGGAACAGGAAAATTCCCTAAAAATACTTATCCCGCATCAAAAAAATGGAATCAATATTTCCCAGGCGGAGCAAAGGGAACAACACTAACACCTAAAACCGATTTTCTTATTGGTGAAAAAAGAATTTCTTTAAAAACAGGAGATGGAGCTCAATTAATGTCTGGTGAGTCAAAAGAAGCCACTGCTACGTTTTTTACCGCAGTTGAAAATTCTGGAATGAAAAATGATAAAATGGTAATGGAATTGGGAAAACATATGAAAAATTTACTTCCAGCAACAGATTTGAGAAAATTAGGAATTAAGGGTTCTAAAAGAGATTTACAAAAAACAGGAAAATTTATTGAAGTTGAAATTTTAAAAAGAGCTGATGATGCACATCATGCATTTAAAAATGATTTAAGAAAGGTATTTGATGCAAACCCTGCCTTTGCTGAAGCATTTACTTTTGAAGCTATGACAGGGAAGGAAAAATTTGCAAATAGTACAGGAACCGCTGAATATTTCTTAGTTACAGATTGGGAAGGAAACGCACAATTACATAATGCATTTACTGATAGAGGATATGTAAAGAAAATAGCAAAACAAGTAAATCCAGATGTTAGATTTAAGTCTAATCAAATTGTTTCTTCAGCTGCAAAAAGTAAATCAAACCCAAAAGGTGGTACTGGATATTATAAATTTTATTCAGCTATAGGATTGGGATTAAAAATGATAGTAGAAGAAGAAGTAAAATATTCTAATATGTTAAATGAAGGTATTATTGACAATATTAAAAATTTTGTACACAGAGTTATAGAAAGAGCTAAAAAATGGTATAAAAATTTTATACAACAAATGAAAAAAATAGTTGGTGATTCATGGCAAAAATTATTAGAATATATGGATATTGAACCACAAGTTTCATTCAATAATAATATAAATTGGTAATATGATTAGGTTTAATGAAGTATATTACAAATCTGTATTAAAAGAAGAAATAGCGTGGCAACAAAGTTTATCCACAATGTTGTGGGATATACCAAGAGGAAAACTTCAATATGCAAAGTTACCTCTATCGACACCTATTTTAAACAGAATATTTTCTAAACCACCACGAACAACTGTATTTCATGTTACAGCGTGGGCTGGTGTTAGTAAGTTGATAAAAATAGAAGGTACTAAGAAATCTATTTCTACACTTGCAAATGCAGAAAGTACTGTAATAGGGTCTGGTATTAGAGCTGGTGGTGGAGTTGTTGTAGAGTTAGAAGGTGATGTTCTTATGGCAGCTGCCGATGATGTAATGAGTCAACCAGATAAAACAGGAAGAAGATGGATAGAATTAGAAACTATTAAGAACCTTAAAGCACCATCACTTTATACTAAGATAAAAAAAGATGTAGAGAATATGTTATGGGGAATTATTAAAACTCATGCAGAATATCCAGAGTTAGGTTGGGCGGTTGATAAAGCATGGACAGAACTGAAAACTGAAAGGGCAAGGGATGGAAAAATTATGTCTCTTATAATTAAAGATTACCTTGATGGTATGGAAAAGGTTATGAAAAGACATTCTAAAGGTCTTAAAAAAGTGTTTTACGATTATCTTAAAAAAAGAGATAAAGATGGTACAAATAGAAGATGGGATGAAATAGTAGTAAATAATATAAAAATTAAAATGATACATACTGCCGAATATGGTGATGATTTTGATGATACGGGCATTCCTGTTAAAAAATATGGATATGAAGATGGAGAATTAGTAGATATGGATGCAGGAAATGAAGAAATAGCTGCCTATGTTGCTAAAAAATCTCAACAACTTGCGAGAAAGAAATGATTAGATTTAATGAATTCATTACAGAGGCTGCAGGGAAAAATTTACACCTAGAACATATTGAGGATGAAATATTAAACAATGGTATCAATGGTGGTAGAGCTGCAATAAACTTTGTACAGTCTCTAAGGGATATGCTTGCAGGAGATGCAAAGACTGCGGTTAATGTCAGCACAAAGTGGGATGGAGCTCCTGCAATATTTGCAGGAATAGACCCTTCAGATGGTCAGTTTTTTGTTGCGAAGAAATCGGTATTTAATAAGAATCCTATTCTTTACAAGAAAGAATCTGATATAGATTTGTCAGGAGATTTAGGTGATAAGTTCAAGGTAGCATTAAGTGAGTTTTCCAAGTTAGGTATAAAGAATGTAATACAGGGAGATTTACTATATACCAAATCAACATTAGAGTCATCAGTTAAAGACCATTGGACTTTTCAACCTAATACAATAATGTATGCAGTACCAAAAGATTCAGATATTGGTAAAAGTATTTCTAAGTCAAAGATTGGTATTGTTTGGCATACAACGTATACAGGAGACACCTTAGAGGGTATGACCGCTTCCTTTGGAATGGATCAACCACTTAAAAGGGTTTCCACAGTTTGGCATACAGATGCAAGTTATAAGGATGTTTCTGGAAGTGCAAAGATGACAGCTGCAGAAACAACAAAGGTAACACAGGACTTGTCGGGGGCTGGTAAGACATTTAGAAAAATAAATTCAAAAAAAATGGGGGAATGGAATCCCTTGCAAAACACACTACCAGCCTCTGCACAATGGAAAACATATCAGAATTCATTGATTAGAACACAAGCCACATTTAAAGGTGGTAACTATCAAGTTGCAGATTATTT